GATGCTTTGCTTCGATCTAACACACCAGAGAGAATCCGTAGAGTTCCAATCGAACTTCCTAACGGAGTCTTTGCTGAATCACAGGCACTAGAGCGTGAACTCCGTATGGGTTCTCGCTATCCTGAAGGCCGAACAGGTCAGATTGATGCATCTATAGTTACAGGTCGTGGCGTTCAAGCCCTTATGGGTGGCTTCGATTCACAGATCAAGGCAGCACAGGCAGTCTTTGCTCGCTTCTTTGTAAATCTTATCGGTATTGCATTCTGTGTAGATGAGCAAGTCTTTGGTTCAAACCAGAAAACTATTCGTGGATCCGATGATGGAACACCATACGAATTAAAATACACACCATCGAAAGACATCAACGGTGATTACACAGTAGATGTCCAGTATGGTCTCATGGCAGGACTAGATCCTAACCGTGCTGCAATCTTTGGATTGCAACTTCGTGGAGACAAGTTAATTTCTCGTGACTTCCTCCGCCGCAATCTTCCATTCTCAATCAATGTCACACAAGAAGAACAACGAATCGACATCGAAGAACTTCGTGACTCATTAAGAACCGCAGTAGCACAGTACGCAAACGCAATCCCAATGCTTGCTACTCAGGGTGGGGATCCAACAGAAGCTGTTAAGAGGCTCGCCGACATCATTGAAGGTCGAGCAAAAGGTCAAGCATTGGAGTCAATCGTTGCTAAAGCGTTTGCTCCAGTAGAACAACCGGCAGCGACTGCGATGGCCCCCGGTGCTTCGCAACCCCCTATGGGGGTTCCGGGAGCGGCCCCGGCTGCCGGTTCCCAAATGGTATCTGGCCCCGGCCAGTTTTCTCGTAGAACTGATCTAGCACAAGGTGGAACTCCACCGATGGCAGATCTTTTAGCTTCCCTAACTGGGGCAGCTTAAAACGCATCTGGAGGTGCAATATGTTCGGAACAAAAAAAGGTGCAGTAGCCCCAGCAATGGTAAAGGGCCCTATTATGCCAAAAGGTACCCCAAAGGGTAAGTCTGCAATGCAGAAGCTTGGCGATGTAGGAAAGTCAGCATCAGCATCAGGTAAGAAAGCTAAGTAATAATCTTAGGAGGGCGAGTCAATGTCAGAAGATAACTTCGATGAACTCGATGATATGTTTGTATTGGCTCGCCCTGCAAAGAAAATAGATTTTGTTTATGCAGTAGCAGATTTACTATACAAGATAAGTTATTCATTCGCAGATTTCTTCTCATTGATAACAAAAGTTATACATTCACATTCTGTTAACGAAGCAAAGAAACAGTATATGTGGGAGAAGATGACCAAAGACATTGAAAAAATGGAGGCTAAAGATGGCTGAAGGCCCATACATTGGTAGGCAAGCAGCACAATCCATTACCGGTGGAGCATATGGTGACAATCAAGAACTCACTCAATTACAAACTGCTCCCGGAGTTCCATTAGCAGCAACTGAAACAGGTGCAATGGGTGGGGGAATGGGCCCTATGATCTCAGCACCTGCTATGCCACAGCGTAATTTTTCTACACCTAATCCAAATGTAGATCAATCTATTACATACGGTGCAGGTTTTGGTGATGGCCCGGGTAATGAAGTATTACCTATTGCCCCTTCTGCACCTGATGAAACTGCCACACTTATCCGCCAACTTATTGCCCTATATCCAGATCCAGACTTGGTTCGATTAGGTCAAAGATTAGATTATGAGAAGCGTTAATGGCCGGAAAAACCGGAGGCACATTTGGTGCTGGTAGTCTCGGTGCATCGCTAGGATCTATTCCTCAAGAAGGAACAGCAGCTTACGATACATACATACAGGCTCAGCAATCTAAGTATTTAAGTCCAGATTTTGCCAAGCAGTTAGCTGCTATGGCTAAGGCATACCCTGCTGCATCTGTCGGATCAGTCATGGGCCTTACAAAGTCTGGTGCTGTTATCGGTGGTAATACTGCCAATGCTTTGACCACACTTGATGGATCAGCATTACTTGATGCACAGCGTAACGCAGCCATTGCTGCTGCTGCTAAGTTAAAAGAGCAGAACTCTGCAAAGAAGGGTTCACCTGCTGATTTCTTAGCACCACTTACTCGTACTGCTTTCATGCTTTTATCTACACCATTTGAAATGCTAGAAGCCACCGTTCGTAACGGTGTATCTGGCAAGGGTGGCATGAATGTTCTTGATGAGACACAAACAGGGCAAGCTCTTATCAACCTTTTCAAAACAGGCAAGATTGATGTAGGTACTGGTTTTCTTGGTGCAGATCAAAACTCTGCGGTAGGTAAAGCATTACTTAATGCAAAGATTGCTGCTGGCCCTACTATGAAGGGTGGAGTTCCTTGGACTTATTCAAGTGGACTTACACAAGCACTATTCGATAACCCAGAGACTAAAGCCGCTAGAACATTCCAAGCAGTTTCAGGATTCGTTCTTAATCTAGCAGCAGACCCACTTACTTATGTTCCCGGTGTAGGTTTACTTAAGATCGGTAAAGAAGCTGGAAAGGTTGGCGTAACACTTCGTGTTGGGCCAAAGGCCGCAGCTCGTGCAGCAGAAGCGAAGGCAGCACCGATCAAGGCTGTGGCTCGTGATGTTGAAGATATCATGGGTGAAGTCGGTAAAGTCCGTGCAGAAGCAAGAGCTGCATCTGGCGACATCAATATGCTTGAAGCAGACATAATCAAGCACCAAGATGATCTCAATACTATCGCCGAAAAGGTAGATAATACATACCAGACTTATTACAAAGCAAAGTCTGAAGCAGATTTATTAGATGCAGAATACGGTCAACTCCGTCAACAGCGTGATGCTTTAATCACAGGTCTTAAGACTGCAACTGATACAAAAGGTCAACTTGTAGGTGAGGCTCGTAGAGCTGAAGATCTTATGGCTCACCGTATTGAACTCAATACTGCTGGTCGTGCAGCAGAGGTTCAAAGCGTTCTTGATGCTAAAGGTTTTGATGAGGTAGTCCGTGCAGGACAAGTCCTTAAAGAGCAAGAACAGTTGGCTCCCGGACTTATCCACACTCTTGATGAAGCAGCCCTTAAGAAGGGTGATCGTGCAGCCACTCAAGGTATCCGTAATGGAATAGATGCTGTAGTTCGTGTAGCAGCAAAGCAGAAGCCACGCCTTATCAAGTGGACAGGTCTTATCAAGGCTGGAGATTCACCACAGGCAACTCGTGTATCTAACGAGATTGGTTCTAACCTAATTGATATTGGAACTGCTGCTGGTATCCAAGAGTCTAAGTTGCAGACCGTTCTCGATGTAATCGATACACCCGGTGCAACACACGCAGAACTTATTGATTCAGCAAAGAAAGCTGGACTAACAGAACAACTATTTGCAGCATACGAAAGAGCCGGTATCCAAGGCTTTGAAAATGTTGGTGCAACTCGTGGCATGGGTGGTGGCGGATACGCTTACTTCCCACGAACAGTAGATCCATTCGATGCAAAGATTTCTGACTTTGGTCGTTTCAAGGCTGATGCTATTAACTCACCTGACATCAACGATCTTGGTGTTCAAGCACTTACAACTAAGGGTGCAATTACCCAGCAGGTTACAGGGTTAGTCGAGGGTGCAGCAGCACCTCGTCTTACAGTCATGGAACAGCTTGCCAACATAAACAGAGATCTTTCCGAAATGGGCAAGGTTACAAAAGGTGTCCAAAAGGAACTCGCCAAGGCTGAAGAAGCTTGGAAGAATAATCTTAAGTATGTTCAAGATCGAGTCAAGTCTGATGATGAGGCTCGTACACTTCTTGAAGAGGCTAGAGGTCGCAAGCAACTAGCGATGGAAGCAGAGTTCGGTCTTATGACCGTAGGCGGTAAGCAAATCCTTGATTACCAGCAAGCTGCTAAAGCATTCTTTGGCCCAATGGGTCAAAACGCTGCAAAGTTTATTGCTGTCCACTATGGCCCAGAACAATACGATGATCTATGGCGAGCAATGAATGGCAACATCACAGTTGATCTAGCCAAGCGTTTGGCTGCTGCTACTTCTGAAAAAGAAGTTATGGGATTGCTTGCCGGTGAAGTTGGCCTAGAACTATCTCGTGGAACCAAAGTTGGACTTGCAGCTCAGTCTCGTGCAATCCAGTTCCAGTCAAGTTTCTATGCACCTAACTCATTGAAGTTACACCATGAACTTTTTGCTAAATACTTACTTGATGCAACAGATCAATCATTATCATTTTTAAGAACTAATAAAGTAACTGCACCGTTTACACGGTTTGCACCTACTAAGAATCTTATTCACCTAGACGATGTAGATACATTGGTCAAGGAAATGAATGACACTTTGCCATTCCTTAAGGCATCTCCTGAACTACAGAAGACATCCGTTAAGGCAATGATGGCTGCTACAACCTCGACTGAACGCTTCAATGTATTTATTGACACGCTTAAGTCTTTGGTTAAGGAGAAAGCTCCTAACCTAACAGAAGAACAAATCCGTATGCTTAATGATGCGGCTCGAGTATTTAAGAAGGAAGCAGATGCTAACCGAAAGTTCTTGGCACAAGTTGCTGGCAAGGACATCGGCACAAGAGAATTTAAGGTCGCTGGAAAGACCCAGAAGTTCACTCAGTTGGATCCGCTCATTGACTCTCAACTTGCAAATTTTATCAAGTGGCCTGACATCGACTCAATCCGTCAGCTCACAGGAAAGACAAGAAACCTTTTCTCCCAGTCACAAAATGCACAGCAACTTAGAACAGTAACTACTGATCTATTCGATTCATTCTTCAAGCAGACAGTTCTTGTAGGTCGTGTTTCATACATCCTACGAAATGTCGGTGATATGCAGGTTCGTTCATTCCTTGGTGGATCTACAACCTTGTTTAATCACCCATTGCAGTTTGCTGCAATGATGATGGCTAACCCAGAGGGTAATGCAATCGCTAAGTATGCTAGTCGCTGGTCTCGATTCGATAACACAGTCTTTGGCACAAACTTCAATAAAGCAGTTGAAGAAATGGATGCTATTGGCTTTAAGTCAGCAGCACTTGCAGATGCAGATAAGTTTGCCGTAATGATGTCTCGATCTATCGGTGTTGGTATGGGCCAAGGCACTCGTGGTCTTTCACAGATCCTGCCTACCGGTATGCGTTTCATTACACCAGAAGAACGAGGATTCAATCGGGCATGGGCCGGAGCAATCCTTCAGTTCCGTGAGTCAGCAATGGCTCGTCTAGTTGCAGGTGGACTCGATGGTGGTATTAAGGGTGCAAATGGAAAGTTCACTCCTTGGTTCAAAGAAGCAGAATCTTTCATTGCCAAGAAGCAAGCACAAGGCATGGATCTATCTCGTGATTACGAGAAGTTCATTGTTGACTTTATGTTTGAGACAGAGCAGGGAATCTTGCTTCGTACACAGATTGCCAAGGTTGATGAACTCAATCGTGCATTGATGCTTGATGCTAACGAGAACATTGCTCGTCAAGCTATGGA